TTGCAAGTTTAAGTAGAGGAATGAATGGCGAGAAGAACATTATTTAGAACTTTGATAGTTAAGTTGAGAATGTTTTATGCAGATTTAAGGGGTCACCACGGTAAAAGATGGAATTATGAACCTGGAGATTGGTACATGGGCAGACACAATAAACGAAAATAGTTTAAATTTATATAATGAAAGTTTTTGAAGATAAAAATTTTTTAAATCAACAACACAAAGACAGTATTTCGAACATACTGAAAGGTGGAGATGTGCCTTTTTATATGTCACTTGAAGCTGCAAAACCAGGTGACGGTGGTGTAAATTTTGTACACCACATAGTACACAGAGATAATCCAGGTCAAAAGAATAGTAAACTATATGGTTTATTTGTTGATATTTTAAATACTTTTTGTTCTAAAAATAATATAGAATATAAAAATATTCATAGATGTGCAATTAATATTACTATTAATAGTGGATTAGAAAAATGTCCAATACATACAGATCATATTTTTCCACATAAACAATTACTAATATATTTAAACGAGTCAGATGGCGATACCGTAATATTAAAATCTGATGAGGTAGAAGTTGTGAGTGTATGTAAACCTGAAATTTACAAAGGCATAGTTTTTGATAGATTACCACACTATCATTATTTTCCAACGAAAGGTATTAGAGCAGTTGCTATAATAACATTTAGTTAATGAAATATCCTACAGCCATAGTTGAAAACTTTTTTGAGAGACCAAATGATATTGTTGAATATGCTAATACATTAAATTACAAAAAACCAAAAGATAATGAAGCATGGATTGGTGAGAGAAGTGAAATGTTACACACATTAAATCCAGAATTGTTTAGATTTATTGCAGATAAGATTCTATCTATTTTTTATAATAGTGACAGTGAAAATATAAAGTATGATGACGCTCAGGTTTCTTTTCAAAAAATTAGTAAAGATGATTGGGAAAAGAATAAAATATCTGTACATAGAGATTTAGGTAATTCATTATCAGGTGTTATATACTTATCAGATAATGAAAATTATGATAACGGAACTAGAATTATGATTGATGAAAAAAATGAACATTTAAGAGTTGCAAGTAAATATAATTCTATGATATGTTATGAAGGCAGTCAGCTGCATGGACCAATTGGTTCCACAGACGAAAATAGGTTAACAATAGTTTTCTTTATACATAGTATAACTGGTGCAAAATCGCCTTATGAAAGATTGAATAGTATAAAAGGATTTTAATATGTACGAATTGAAAGATTATTTAAAAGCACTTAACGAAACAAAAGAGCCATTGCTTGATAGTGATGACTTAACATGGGAGAAAAAGTATCCTCCTTTCATAATCAATCGTTGTTTATCAATGTTTTGGGACACTCTTCCACAAGCCAATGAAATGAATGGTTATCACTTCTTATCCAAGAAAGTGCAGTTCCACTTTTTACTAAATAGTATAAGGAAAAAGAAGCGATTTGGTGGTAAATGGTTATCACAAAAAAAGTTAAAAAACATGGATATAGTGAAAGAATATTATGGTTATAGTAATGAAAAAGCAAGAGAGGCTCTAACAATACTATCCAAGGAACAACTGGAATCCATAGAAAAAACACTTTCTAAAGGTGGGAGAAAAAGAAAATGAGCGAGAATAATATAAAATGGTCAGCTGAGGATATGTTAGAGGTTACAATTACCCAACCAGATGACTTTCTAAAGGTAAGAGAAACACTTACAAGAATAGGTGTTGCAAGTAGAAAAGATAAAACTTTGTACCAATCATGTCATATTTTACACAAACAAGGTAAGTATTACATCACACATTTTAAAGAATTATTTGCTTTAGACGGCAAGATATCAACATTATCAGAAAACGATATACAAAGAAGAAACACAATAGCTATATTATTACAAGATTGGAGTTTAATTGAAATAGTGGATAAATCTAAGTCAGAAAACAAAGCACCACTATCACAAATCAAAGTATTACCTTTTAAAGAAAAAAAAGAATGGATTTTATCTGCTAAATATAACATAGGTAAAAAGATAGAAACCAAGGATAATACTGAAAATGCAAGTACCGAAGTTTAGAGAATTTTTAAACGAAACTGATACAGGACGTAGAGATAAACCGATTACGGTTGCTATTGTCACTGTAGCAGATTCAAAAGACCCTAAAGAAAATACTACTGCTGACTTAATTACAAAGGCTTGTGCAAAAGCAAAAATTAAGTGTATCATAGTAAACACTAAATCAACAATCATCACAGCTAAAGACGAAGATAAAGGTACATTAACTGTTTATAATTATGACGGTAAAGGTGCTGAACATACTTTTGTTGGTAGAGATACTGCTTGTATAGTTAGAGGTGGTGCATTAGAAGATGAGGCAGGCCTTTCTTTAATATCTTCATTTCAAAATTCACAAGCGTTTATGATGAACACAAGAGCTGCTATGCTTACTTGTGATAACAAACTAACGACTGCTTTACTATTTGAAAAGTTTGGTTTACCAACACCAAAAACAGCGTATATATCTAACGAAAGTAATATTAAAACTGCTGTAGATATGGTTGGTGGTAAGTTTCCTATGATATTGAAAACACTTACAGGAACACAAGGTGTTGGTGTTATTAAGATTGAATCATACGAGGGTCTAGTTGCAACTTTACAGGCAATGTGGAAATTAAATGCAGAAATGTTAATACAAGAATATATGCCATCAAAGTTTGATGTAAGAACTTTTATAGTAGATAATAAAATATTTGCGTCAACAAAAAGAAGCCATAGTAGTTTTGATTTTAGGTCAAATACACACAGAGGCGCTGAGGCAGAACCATATATTTTAAATAAAGAAGAAAAAGAAATGGTATTAAAAGCTGCCAGATTATCCAGAGCATATATGGTTGGTGTAGACCATATCATACATGACGGAAAACCATATCTATTAGAGATTAATGGTAGTCCAGGATCAGGTGCAGATTACGAGGGTTACCAACACAAAGATTATTACTCAGATTCAGAACCAGCTGGTAGAATAGATGGCGAACAAATGATGGCCAACGTGATCGATTGGATAAAAGATAGAGCTCATTGGGATAGACAATCACTTATTGAATGTGGTTGGTTAGAAACGGTAGAATTAGAAGACGTTGGTAAAGTTAGAGTTAAGTTTGATACAGGTAACGGGTCAAAGGCTTGTGCTTTACATGCTGATGAAATTTTAGAAGATGGCAAAATAATAAAATGGAAATATGACGGTAAAACTTTTGAAAAACCTAGACACGGTAAAAGCGAAGTGTTTAGATCAAACGCTACAAACGAACCATCAGAGATTAGACCAACAATATTAATGGATATTACATTTAATGGTTTTACATATAAAGATGTAGAAGTAGGTTTAGATCAAAGACCTAGATCAGGTTCAGATTTACTGGTAAACAGAGATTTAATGAGATTAATGAATTTGAGTGTCAACCCTAATAGAACTTTCGTATTAAGTAAGAGGTTGAGACCAATTGAAAAGAAGGGAAAACCAGATAAAGTTGGTTTTGAACCAGATAAAGAAGACAATAACGAGAAATAGCATTGACAAAATAGTCAATGTGTGTTATAATGTATAGAATGAAGGAGAAAATATGAGTCAAGTGAAAGTAATAAGAATGTCAACTGGCGAAGACGTAATCGCAAAAGTTGGTGAGAATGACCAAGGAATAAGTTTGAACAAAGCGTTTGTAATTATTCCAAGACAACAAGGTCCAGGTCAACCAATTCAATTAATGATGTCATTGTACAACGCATTTGGTAAGAGTGAGAATATTACCGTTACCAAAGACAAAGTTGTTTTTATGACAGAACCTAAAGATGAGATTTTAAAATCTTACGAACAAAATACAAGTCAGATTTTACAACCTAACAAATCTTTAATTACAGAAACTAGTATACCGACATTGAAGAAGTGATAACCGTAAACTTTATTAGGACAAATAACGATAAAGTCCAAGTAGAGGTTCCTGAAGGCACGACTTTAATGGAGGCAGCTAAACAGGCCGACTTGAACGAAATACCAGGAGATTGTGGTGGTAATTGCTCTTGTTGTACTTGTCACGTACATATAAACAATGCTTGGGTTGCCAAAGTTGGTAAAGTACCGTATAATAGTATTGAAGAATCACTAATAGAATATGAGGGTGAATTTAGACCAGGACAAAGTAGATTAAGTTGTCAAATAAAACTAACAAACGAACTTGACGGACTTACGGTACATTTAATAGATGATGAACTTTTATAAATCAGTAATAGAACACAAAGGTAAACTTCTTATTAGAGGTATACACGGCGAAAAAGAATACAAAGAGAAGATTGACTTTGCGCCTATTCTGTACTCTCTTACACAAGAAGACTCTAAATTCAAAACACTAGACGGTAGAAACCTAAAACCTATTTCATTTAAAGATATTATATCGGCTCGTAGATTTAGACGTGATGTTGCAACTGAAAATTCTCCTATCTATGGTTTAGAAAGATACCATTATCAATATATCGGCCAGGAACATCCTGAAGATATTGAATGGGATAAAGACTTAAT